TAAAGATATGTTATTCACGCGAATGGAAAATTTGGGGTTTACTTTAACACTGTGGGAAGATCTTAAAGGGAACCCGGTTTCGGATTTGTATAGTAAATTTAGGTTTGTGTATAAGAAATGATTAGTTTCTGTTAGTACGTCTACTCTGAGCGGCGTTACCCGCCTTTTTTCTTATCGTGTTTGGTTTGTTCGGTGTTTTTGGTATGTTATTTAATTTCATCTTGTTTAGGTTTTTCACGAGAGTGTTCGGTGTGTTTGGTTTATTTGGTTTTACAAACTTGACGAAATTTAAGTTTCTTCTAAATAATGGTTGTCGTGTAAATGGATTTGAAACGATATTTGTGTTTGGGTTAAGACTGTATAAAGTGTTAATATTAGTGATATTAGTATTTTTATTTTTCGTTTTTATCCAGTTTAGAAGTGATTTTTCAGTTAAGTACCTATTGTATCCGAGGTTTAAGGCATTATTACCGACACTAAAATTATACCCAGATATAGGATCGTTACGATTAGTGTTTAGGGGTACGTTTCTACGTTGTACAGGTCTAAGTGGTATATGTTCAAAACGTGTCCAACTACTCTTAGTAATGCTTAAACCAGATCGATGAAGTGATTTTGGTATAATTCTAAGGTTTGGGTTACTATGTATATAAATGGAGCTTAGGTTTGGAAGACGACCGATCTCATCTGGTAACGAGGTTAACTTATTAAAGCCTAAAAGAATTGCCTCGAGTTTTGTAAGCTTACCGATCTCTTTTGGTATAGATGTTAATTTATTAGCAGCCAATCCAAGAAACGTAAGATTTTTAAGGTTGCCGATTTGTGGTGGTAACGAGTTTAATTGATTATCAGACAATTTAAGTGTGTCAAGTTTTGTAAGTTTACCGATTGATTCTGGTAACGAGTTTAATTTATTATCTCCCGAACCAAAAAACTCAAGTTTTTTAAGGTTACCAATAGATGATGGTAACGAGTTTAAAATATTACCCTCCGACTCAAGTACCTGTAGATTTTTAAGGTTACCAATAGATGATGGTAACAAGTTTAAACGATTACTACTCATCGTAAGTACCTGTAGATTTTTAAGGTTACCAATAGATGTTGGTATTGAGGTTAAATCATTACTGTTCAAATTAAGATGCGTAAGTTTTTTAAGGTTACCAATAGATGATGGTAATGAGTTTAAATCATTCCCGGCCAAAATAAGTTCCTCTAGTTTTTTAAGTTTACCAATAGATGATGGTAAATTGGTTAAGTTTCTATTTTCTAGATCAAGACCTGTAATATTCATGTTCCTAACACCGAGGTTACGAAGTTCCTGGGGAACATTGGAGTTACTCATATACCTTTACTTGATATTTTTATATAGGTTTATGGTAAGATGATACTCGCTATACTTCTACTTATCATAAACGTGTATATATACATGAGTACGAAACAAAACGAAAAGGTAAAAGAAGTACGGGAAAAATATAGAATTCTCAGGGAACATATACAAACAACTGGACATAGTGAGTTTAAAGTTTTACGTCACGAAGTACCATTAACAATGTATCACAGGACAAATGGACACATTGGGTATAACACGAATAAAGGTAATGAAATTGGTTTATGCTTAGACGGTGATACGAACGAAATATTCCACGTATTAATACACGAACTCGCACACTCAACGGTCGATGAGTATTCACACAGTAAAGATTATTGGACAAATTTCAAAAAATTGAGAGATATGTGCGTCCAACTCGGAATCTATAAAGAAATACCAAACAAAACTAAATTTTGTGGTAAACACGTCCAGGATAAATAATCTAAGGTAAATGTAATAATGTCAGCGACAAAAGTTGATTTAGCAAAAGCTATTTTATTATGGAATGGAATTTTATCTTTATCGAGTATACCACTACTCGCGAGTGAATATTGGTCTAATGTGATCTTTTTATTGTTTATTATACCTAATGTTTTGGGTATGATGCCAAGAGGTGGTAAAGTATGGGGACGTCTTTCCCTTGATATGCCTTTCCTTTTGATATCGACTATAATAAGTTTAGCTTTTACACTCTTAATTACAGAAACGAACGAAAATATAAAAGAAGATTTTGTTAGGTTCGGTAAAAATACACGGAGTACAGTGACTGTTGTTGGACTTCGGGCATTGGGATTAACCATTGGGTTTATAATTTCTTATTTATTGTTTGGTGGTGATAAAATGTATTCACACTTTAATTCTAATTAAGCGTATCTTTTATACAAAAAGAATGCAATGGCGGCGACTGCACCAGTCGAACCCAAACCAACGGCACTTCGGTTCCCTTGGTCGTTAAGAAATTGTGGTACGAAATTTGCGAGTTTTTCTTGAACTGGCTTACTAATCGCTATCGCAGTACAAACAGCGACCACGAGAGCTTGAAACTGATCATCAGTTAAGTTAAATGGGTTTTGGCTAGAATTCTTTTGTCTAGACTCGTTTGGTTGTTGAAGACCCATCATTGGTGATTGCGCTTGCGCCTGTGTCATTCGTGGGTCAACTGCCATCATTGGTGGTTCGAGGGGTGATTCTGCTTGCATAACATCTTGAATTGGAGTAGAGTCCATAGTACTTTGTTTAAAATCAATATTTTTTTCCGATACAATATTCGGCGGTTCTATAATAGGTTGTTGTCCTTTTTCTATGAAATTCGTAGACATGTTATTATTTAATGCTACCATACCATCGCTATTCTCGGAAAGGTTTAAAGTACTCACGTCAGTTGACATTTATATGTGCAAAGTTTTTTGATTTTTTACGTTTACGCGTTAGCCTGATTATTTACTTACCTTGATTATGTAAACTATCAATAAAAATATTAAAATTAGTAAAACTAATAATTTTATATAATTATAATTAGTATTAATATCGTATCTTTCTAAAGCTGCTTTAGAAAACTCTCTTCTATATTTATAATGTCCTGTATCACTACTTATAGCGTTATTGGTTTTTAATTTCTTTACATCACCATTGGTTGGTTTCAAATAAATTGGGGTTTTGTTATAATTTTTAATGTAAATTAAATTTAATAATATATCTTCACCGTTCCATACTGGTTTAGCTTTCAAGGCGAAGTCATTCATCTTATGTTTTTCGTTCATGAAATCTTTACATATCGATTTGTTTGTCATTAAAATTTGAGTTAATACAATTTGTTGATCGCCCATTAAAAACTTTTTATTTGAATACCCTTTGGTTTCGGAAACGTATCTTTTTTCTGAACCTATAACCACATTAGGATTCTTTTTATACTTTTTGTACATTTTGTTAACGTAATTTTCTGACGGTAACATATCGTCATCAATTATTAAAATACAATCGTTTTTTGCATCGCACGACCTAGAGAATCGTAAAGCGACACCTAATTTTGTGTTCATATTTTCATCACGATAATGTTTAACAATTTTTAGTTCTGGTGTTTCAAAGTATGTTTTACTGTTACCGTGAGATACGATGACTTCTGAAACCAATTTGTAATTAACAATTTTTGGTAATATGTCGTTTATTATATTATCGGGGCGTTTCCAATTTAATATGATAACACTTATCATTTAATGTAACAATTTAAAATAATTAACTGATTAGTTTGTATTTAGGGTATAAACACCCAAACGTTTTTATAATTCGTGGTAAATCGTTTAACTTATCGTAGTCACACATGTCTTCATCTACGTATATGGTTTTTGTACTATGACAAATATCAACCAATACACGGTATCCTTCATCGCTTTCACCACCTGATGTAATTTCATTATATGCTGGATAAACTAATGGTGTAATAATATTTTTATGTAATAATTGTTTCGATAAAGTTCGTAAACTATTCATTTCTTCTTAATAACTTTTAATGTGGTCGTTTTTTTAACTGTGTTACGATCACCCAATTTCAAGTTACCGTGTTTTGGATTAAACATCTTCTTATGTGTTTGCCAATATTGTGGTGCACCAACCTTAAAGTTTTTCCTAATCTTTGCTTTGTACCAAAAAACACAATCTTCTATTCTATTACTCTTAGACGTGTTATCTAATACCAAACACTCGTAATTTTCAGTACAAGAGTCCATCACTTTATTGAACATCTCAAACGTTGGAAATATACCAAAAAAGTTTTTATATAACTTCTCACGATTTTGAATTATATTTTCACGCAAAATAAAAATGTAATCTATATTCGCCCTGAGTGCTGGAGGAAGATCCATACAATATTGCATAGTTAACATGAAAAATATCTTCCAGTGACGACCGTTCATAAAACATTGGCGAATACACGTATCTTTCATGAATTTAGAATCATACATACAATCATCTAAAAGAAGAAACGCACCAGAGTTTGGCTTACCCGCACCAACAAGCTTTTTCTGTCTATCCATAACGCGTTCGATAGCTTCTCTATCGTAATCACCGTATATGAATAGGTCGGGTATATACTGTTGATAATAATGATTACCTTCCTCTGTAGCAGATAGAACTATTCCCGCTGGTAAATGCTTTTTGTGGTACAGAATATCAGTAACGAGTGTAGATTTACCGGTATTACGTTTACCTATAAAAACACATACTTTATCATCAGCCATGCTTTCAGGTTTGAACTTTCGTAATTGAATATTCATCTACCATAACGCCTCGTTTTAATTTATAAAATTTTACTCACATAAAGTAAGAATGGCTGGTAAATTGAACCTTGCTGTCACTGGTATCCAGGACCAATGGCTTACTGGTGAACCTGAATTTTCATATTTCCTGATGAATTTTAAACGACACACAAAATTTTCAATAGAAGCCATAGAAACACCGTTCAATGGTGATCCTAATTTCGATAGCTCCGTTGAGTCTAATATACCAATGAATAAGGGAGATCTTATCAGAAGTATGATGCTTAAATTTACTTTACCTAGACCAACGGCACCGGATAAAACGTTTACAGTTTCAGAATCAGGTGGTAAATACTTTATAGACGGTGATCAACAGGCGACACTCACACTTTATGAAGGTACGACGTATACCTTCAACAATGCAAGTCCAACACACCCGTTTAGATTTGCAAGATCACCCGATGGTAACCCACCCGACGAATTACCACCTGTTGACAATATCGGTACTCTTTACAATTATAAGAGATACACAAGTTTGGATACAGCAACGCATTACGTGTATAAACTATGGGAAAATTCGACGAACAATTGGGCAGTACCAGCTACACCGTCAGCTAACACGATAAAGGTTTTGAAAGTATCTCCCTTTACCTGGTCTGATAACGATACAACTGACGCTTTCCCGAATAGTATTGATACTACAACGTACCCAGGTAAAGTATCTCTGAGACAGTCTAGTGGTGAAGCTTATAGAT